AAGCAGGCGCGCTTCCCACTCTTTATAGGCCTTTTCGGCCCTCCAAACTAGCATTTAGGTGCTAGCCAAGCAACCATTCACAAGGAGAAAATCCCTCATAAACGGAAAGCTCGGAGATCCAGCGCACTTTCGTGCGCCAAGTACCCTTCGTGACTCGAGCAGCATAGCCCTCAGGAAGAGGATTCTGCTGAACGAATCGACGAAGTTTGTACGAGTACATTGCGTCCTCACGAGCCCCAGTAAACCGGGGCCTGTAGTCAAGAACATGGCACCTAAAGCCATGATTCTTGTCCAGCGAAAACTCGCTGAGGGGTCGCAAGAAGCCACCATCTTCAACACATCCAAAAGGGATGCGAGGAAATGGTCTAAGCGGATAGCAATTGCTAAGCGCTCGAAGTGCGCCAGAGAAGATAAATTCTGCATCTTCTCGGTACACCCGACTTGCCAACCGGCAAAGCCGATTGTGTGCGCGCACAATTTCAGAAGGATGATTCACATCTTCCTTCTGGTAGACAGGCGTAACATCTCGAGAACTGTGGAAGTGTTTACCACAACTTTCGAAGAAGTTACCGTCCTTGAATGACTTCTTTTCATTAACAGTAAAACCGCAAATCTGGAGTATTTCAACAACCAGATCGAAGTTCTTTCTGAGAATGATGATGTCGTCACCATAGACGGTTACACTGTCTACGTCGCCAGGCTCTTCACTCACTGAGCAAGATAACGCCCAGAAGATTAGAGTCTCAAGCTCGAAACAGAACGCGTTCCCCATCGATGCAAACTTTTCAGTAAGCACCCACTCACCTTTCACATAAGTTTCGTGTGACCGGAGAGCGTCGAGAAAGAGCGCCCAATCGAGCGGCAACAAATGGTACAAGAGCTCACGAGATATGGTGTCAGACGCCGCACTTAAATCAAGTGTGGACAGACCAGAATCGAACGCAACCCGCGCTCTTTCCTGACTGATAGACTGATCGTCTAGATTGACACCAAACCGCTTCAACCGGCGTCGCATATAACTGTGAACACCTTGCTGGAGAAAACTATTTCCAGTAGGCTCAGCAGCGATACAACGATCGGTCTTAGCGGATTTCGGTACAGTAAGAAACCGCGACCCTCTGACTATTTTAAAGACAGAGGGTAAAAGGGAGAACGCCCCTTCGGGAATGACTCCGAGGAAGCAGCTAGCCCAATGCGGATCTGACTCTACCACAGCTCTCATGTAAGGCAGAGCAGCAGCAGTTACCGAAATTGCTTGGGAGATCTTATTATCCGGATACGCAACTTCACGACCTAGGTCGAAAGTTGCCCCGGGACCCCACTTGCAATCATTGAGCACAATGGAAGGCCTCAACGTTCCAAGAACAGCAGCTATTTTACGTTGCGCTCGAAAAAGAGCAGCTTCAACGCGACCCGTAAAAGGTCGAAGCTGGATGTTCCTAAAACGCAAATTGGTATCCTTGCACTCAATCTCAGTAGATCTCCATCTACTGAGCGCGACAGCAGCAGTATCAACTTTGACTTTCAATCCTTTGTACTTTGATAAGTACTCAGTAATGAAATAATCAAGCTGAAAACTGCTTATGTCACGAGTTGCAATGTCAGCCATGGGAAGATTTAGCAACTCTTCCTGGTTGTATTTAAAACACAACCAAACTGACAGGGACCTAGGACTATTGATGCGTTCGCACAGAGACCGAACAACGGTCTCCATAACATCACTGTTTGGCGAATTCATCGAAGGTCCTCCCAACTAGTACGGAGTTACGAGAGTCTCCACGAGGGCGATAAGTTGCGCCTCGGCTTGGAGATTCGCGTTCATTTTCCGCAGATCCTTACGGTTCTGCAGGGAACTCCGTTCCGGCATCACATATTCCGTGAAACTTCGCGGAACATAAGATACCGTCGGTGCAGGAGCGATACCCGAGACTGTGTTATTTGTCACATTCTCGAGGATCGGTTCATGCAAACCGATAGTTGCGCGATACGTACGTTGGGCCGAAGTCTGACCGGCAATCCCAGGAGGCGGACGTTTCAGTGTATAACTGATCCGCCAATAGCCAACTGGGGAAGCTTGGGACTGATCTTCAAACCAAAATACGCCTTCGCGATCTGGTCCAAGGGGCACGAACGTGTGATTGACTGGGGTTGCCAGTGCATCAGCAAGAACGATGTTAATTGCAGCCATGAGTTGCCTCACTTAACGTACCTATCACTAGGTACCGTGTTCTGCTAGAGCAGTTGCGCTAGCAGTGCAGCTAGGCTCAACAGCTGTTGCGAGCCTAGATTACACCGAAAACTCGGTGCATGAGGCAGTGGATATGATGATAGTTTGGTTCGGGAGAAATTGCGCACTTTTAGTGAGCTCTTAATCCCCTCACATGTGTTAAACTTCGGTGGATTGGTGGAAATGAATCCGCTTCCGGGGGGAATACGTTGCCCCCCGTATGCTTCTTCAGTGCCATCATACACAAAAAGTTCAGACACATAGCCAGACACAAACCGCGTATCATAAAGAAGCGCGGTTTCGGCATTCCTCAAAAAGGAGCCGACATCATAAAACCAGTCGACGACGAACGAATAAGGAATCAATTCCCAAGCAAGTCCGACGGGATTCAACGTTGACCAACGGTCAAGCGTTGCGCCCGGCAGTTCCAGTGTCACAACAAAGCGACACGCCTGCTTTCCGCTCCCCTTGGATACAACATGCCAAGAGTTTTCGCCGATATAGCGCTCGATATTTCCGAGCCCACTGAGAGGCTGAGTGGCGGAGGCACGAAAGGTTTTTAAAACCTTCAGTACAATGTTGAAAGCCTCTTCTGCGGCGCCAAAAACGTCGTTCATTAGAGGTCTCCAACCGTACTGCCATTCCAACCAACCATTGGCCAAGTCTCTACCAGAGCCAAAACCCGATACATTAGCGTACCTGCGAACATCTGCAAGTGCTCTAAGCATTCGGATAGTTTGCCCGGCTTCGGCTAGGCTCACGCCTAGGTCGACGCCACCACGCACCGCCGAATTTAATCGGCTAAGTGCTTGGTTGTAGACAGCCTGACTATTGCCTGAAGGTGCACCGGGACCATCGTTCCATGCGAAGTTATTATACTCCTCATAGACGATTTCCGGACGGGTCTCCCATGGTTGAGGAGGAAAGTGCTTTGTGTAATGTCCAACCCAGTTCTTGATGTGAGTCACATTGTAGCTCCAGGAATTCGCATCGTGATGATTACCATGCACGATGGGACCTGAAACTACTTTGTGATAACTCGCATGTCGGTTCTGGATTGTATAAAACGCAATGTCACTACCTCCAACATAGTGGATCCATTCGTAACCCGGTGTATATACGTATTGCTCGTAATTCTTCATGCAATTACTGGCAAGAATCATGAGGAATAAAGGTATGCAG